ACAACTTGTGGTGCCGTGCTTACGACACTCCGTTTAAGAATAAGTTTATTGAATTAGAATTCACTCAAGACTTCACACTAGTATCGGTTATGTTTAACTGGACTGTGCGACAAAGCCACGCAGGACTAGATCTAGAACTAGGGTTGTTTGGATATAACTTTCACTTTAACTTCTATGACAATCGCCATTGGGATGCAGAAATAGGAAAATATCAATGATGGGTTTTAATTTACCTAAAATAGGCTTTATAGGTCTAGGATTTGTAGGGGAAGCTATTAGAAATAGCTACGACGGTTCCTTTCATAAAATTTGCATCGATACAGATGTATCAAGAGGATATGTCGGTACATATAAAGAAATAATGGATGCCGAGGGCATCTTTGTCTGCGTGCCTAGTCCGCAAAGACTCAATGGGGCTTGTAACACAGATATATTAGAAAGTGTATTAGACAATCTTAAAGATTACAAAGGTGTTATCATTAGCAAGGTAACTGCAACACCTGATGTATACGAAAGATTAGGCAAACTGTATCCTAACTTAGTGCATGTTCCTGAGTTTCTAACTGCTGCAAAGGCTGCTGAAGATTATGCAAAAGAGAACTGGGCTATTATAGGCGGTAACGTGTTGGCGTATCAACATGAGGCTGAGCGTATTATTCGATATACAAAACCGCAGGCTAACATTATTCATTGTTCTATTGGTGAAGCTAGTTTGGTAAAATATGCTATTAACAGCTTCTTATCTACTAAAGTAGTGTTTATGAATGAACTAGCAGCCATTGCAGAACATAACGGTTATGAATGGAATAACATTCGGCGCATGATTGCAATGGACCCTAGAATTGGAAATACTCATACACAAGTGCCCGGACCAGACGGCCAATATGGATTTGGTGGTATGTGCTTTCCAAAAGATACTAGCGCATTACTGCACTATGCAAGTGTTATAGATATAAAATTAAATGTTTTGAAAGAAGCGGTTAAGAAAAATACCCTATTAAGGTTGCAAAAACCTAAATAATATTGTATAATAACATATAGACATCCACGTCACTAACTCGGAGAACACATGTCAGACAACAGTAAAAACTTATCGCAAGTCATCCGCGATAAAATGAAAAACGATAACAAAAGATTTTGGGCAGGAGACAATGTCTCAGATTATATTAAGCCCATGGATAAGGTTGATCTTATCAACGAAGCAACTCGAGCATTTGAACAGGTACTCGATACACTGCTTATTGACAGAGAAAACGATCCCAACTCAAAAGGCACAGCACGTAGACTGGCCAAAATGTACTATAACGAAATAATGGCAGGAAGATATGACCCATCACCAGACGCAACAGCATTTCCAAATGATTCGCAAGACCGTTATGAAGGTATGCTTGTTGTACGTAGTGAGTTGCGCTCTATGTGTTCTCATCATCACCAACCTGTGGCTGGCGTTGCTTATATTGGTATTATTGCTGCTAACAAACTTATTGGTCTTAGCAAGTATACCCGAATCGCTCAGTGGTGCGCCCGTAGAGGAACTCTCCAGGAGGAACTCTGTAACGACATTGCCCGCGAGATTAGCAAAGCTACTGAATCGGAAAACGTAGCAGTCTACGTACAAGCTGTACATGGATGCTGTGAAAATCGCGGTATTATGGCACATTCGAGTCTTACACAAACTACCGTATTGCGAGGAACATTTAAAGATGATCCCCATACAAAGAAAGAATTTTTTGACAACATCAAACTTCAACAAGAGTTTGCTCCACGATAAGGACTATTATAATGGCTACATGGAAACTTTCCCCACAATACAAGAAGTCTGCTGTCGAACGGCAATTCTGGTACAAAGATGATAAAGTGATTATTCGAGAAGAAGGCTATCGCTGGGGTACATTTAGCGTAGAATCAGAAGAGCGTCCTCTTAGTGATATCGAACTTAAAAACGAAGATGGTTACGAACTTAGCTGTATTGACAATGACGAATGTTGGGAACTATGGGACTTAACTGACGGATGTTGGGCAGACACCGAAGCTGGCCGTAATTGTGCCGACGAAGACCTTGAAGAGTTTAATACCGCGTGGGACGAAGATACATACGAAGCTGTTGAAGCATTGGGTTGGATGCAAGATGACACTGAATACTACTACTATGGTCCGTTAGAACTTACTAATCAAGATACAGGCGAAGTATTCCAAGGTGAACCTGATGAAAATATTTCACTAGGTGGAGTTCCTATTGCACCTGTTGAAGAAATAGTAGACGAAGAACCAGAAGTAACTGATTGGTTTCCAGTAAGTATAAATCCTGTAAGAAACGGCACTTATCAAATTATGTCAAGTGCAACACCTAATTGGCCATTTCCTAGTTATGCACAGTGGGACGGAAATCAATGGTCTGACGAACATGTGGAATTGTGGCGTGGACTTGCCAAGGAGTCTGTATGAAATGGTTTGACAACTGGTTATATACCAAAGTTCGAGACATGTGGGACAACAGAGACAAGTACGAACAAATAAAAACAGCAACATGGTTACAGGAGAAACATAATATGGCAATTGGTATGGGAACAGCAATGGTAGAGCGAGGTCGTCCAGAAGGCGAAGGTCGTATTAGTTTTGAACTAAGTTCGGCTGTTGGTGGAAAGATTTTAAATGTGCGGCACTACGACGAACGTAAAGATAGACATGATCAACAAACTTATGTTATTCCCAACGGTGAAGACGTTGGCGAGCGTGTAGCAAAGATTATTAACTTGGAATTATTTAAACAATGAACGATGTATATAAATTTGTCATATGGCAATGGAGTAAATGGAAACCTTGGCAAAAGGTTTATTTTGTTGCCATGTTGTCAGTTATAGCTGGATTTTTATTGCCAGGAATTATCGGTGCGTTATTACTAGTACTAGGATTAACCTCATTACTGTCATGGTTATTTAAGTGGGCTGTTTGGGATAGTATTTCTTCTGCGTATGCAGAGTACAAGCAGGAAAGTCAAAATGAAAAGACAGACTAAAGAAGCATTAGGAATTCTACAAGAAGAGTGTGCAGAGGTAATTGTTGAAGTTAGTAAATGTAATCGATTTGGTTTAGAATCTATTCATTATAAAACGGGCTTAAAACATTCCAAAATGCTTGAACTTGAGGTAGGAGATATGTTAGCATTAGTAGATATCCTAGTAGAGCAAGGTATACTAGATCTTGCAGAATTAGAAATTGCTAAGGCTAATAAAAAACGTAAATTAGAACAATGGTCGACTATATATGAACTCAATTAAAATTTCAGAATTATTTTATTCTGCGCAAGGAGAAGGACGCTTTGTAGGCGTGCCTTCTGTTTTCTTACGCACATTTGGATGTAACTTTAAATGTGCCGGATTTGGCATGCCTGCTGGCGAATCAACTAAAGAAATCGAACCTATTGCCGCTAACGTGCAATTATATAAAACATTTGAAGAATTGCCGTTAGTTAACACAGGGTGTGATAGCTATGCTAGCTGGCATCCAGCATTTAAAGAACTTAGTCCACATTTTACAATTGACGAAATTGTTGCCAAGTTGTTAGCATTAACTCCCAATCATCACTGGGCTCAAGAAAACGGCAATGATGTTCATTTAGTTATCACAGGCGGTGAGCCATTACTAGGTTGGCAACAGTTGTACCCAGAATTATTAAATCATGCAGACATGCAGGACATTCGAAATATTACATTCGAAACTAACGGTACTCAATATTTGCACGAAGCTTTTAAAGATTTCTTAGATGAGTGGTATCGTGCTTCTAGAGAAATTACATTTAGTGTAAGTCCTAAACTTAGCGCAAGCGGTGAATCGTGGGATGACGCTGTTAAGCCAGAGGTTATTGCATCATATCAGCAATATGGATTTACATACTTAAAATTCGTAGTAGACAGTCTAGCACATTTTGATGAAGTTGATAAAGCGGTACGAGCATATAGACTTGCAGGATTCGAAGGTCCAGTATATGTAATGCCAGTAGGTGGTGTTGTTAGTGTATACGATGGTAATAGAATTCACATAGCAGACGAGGCATTAAAACGTGGTTATTATTACAGCCCTAGACTACACGTAGATCTTTGGGGCAATGGGTGGGGAAAATGAAACAATACATTAAACGAATTTTTGGCATTGATAAAATCGAAGCAAGAACTGTTGCCGCTATAGAAGAAGCAGAACAGGCCAAACAGCTTGCAGAGGCAGCAACCGCATCTGCCGAAAGAGCAACTGAAGCAGAACGACAGGCTAAACTTACTCCGAAAGAGCGAGCTACTGCCAAAGGCGAACCTTGGGTAGCTGTGCTGGATACACATATTAATAAAGACAACATTAGAAATGGCTTTTTTGAGCTTGACTGGAATGATGAATTTGTAGTACAATTGAAACTAGCTGGCTACGGGTTCGACGGTGATCCGGCAGAAGAGATAGTAGATAGATGGTTTAGAGATCTTGCCAGAAATATACTTGCAGATGAAGGTCAAGATCCGTCGCGTGGCGCAGGTTTCATTAACGTAACACCAATTGCCAAAGGCAAATCAGAGGTTTCATGACATATATTTTAGTTGATACTGCTAACACATTTTTTCGTGCTAGACACGTTATTCGCGGAGATGCTGACATTAAGTTAGGCATGGCTCTGCATATTACCTTTAACAGTATCAAGAAGGCATGGCAAGACTTTGAGGGGAAACATGTAGTGTTCTGCCTCGAAGGTCGCTCATGGCGCAAAGACTACTACAAGCCTTATAAGGCAAATCGAGCAGAAACTCGTGCAGCCATGACAGTTAAAGAACAAGATGAAGACAAACTGTTCTGGGAAACATTTGATGCATTTAAAGATTTCATTAATGAAAAGACTAATTGTACTGTGTTACAACATAGTCAACTAGAAGCAGATGACTTAATTGCTGGTTGGATACAAAGTCATCCTAATGATAACCATGTAATCATTTCGACAGACAGTGATTTTCATCAGTTGATTGCTCCCAATGTTAAGCAATATAACGGTGTAGCTGAAACACTTACTACGCACGAGGGTATCTTTGATAAAAAAGGTAAGATGGTTAAAGATAGCAAAACTGGCGAGCCTAAAGATATTCCTAATCCAGAATGGATCTTGTTTGAGAAATGTATGCGTGGCGATAGTAGCGATAATGTATTTTCAGCATTTCCTAAAGTACGTAAGAATAAATTGCAAGAAGCATTTACTGATCGCAGTAACAAGGGGTTCGCGTGGAACAATATGATGCTGCAACGCTGGGTGGACCATGAAGGTAAAGAACATCGTGTACTAGATGATTACGAACGTAATCGTCAATTGATTGACCTTACAGCACAGCCCGAAGACATTAAAACTGTTATTAAAGAAACTATTACTACTAATGCTGTGCCTAAATCAGTAGATCAAGTTGGTATTAGATTATTAAAATTTTGTCAACTATACGATATGAAACGTATGATTGACAGTATTCAGCAATATGCTGAACCATTACAAGCGAGGTATACAGAATGACAGAAATACATGCAAAGCCGATAGTAGATGGCAAATTTTGGATTGTAGAAGAAAACGGTGTAAAAATTGGAACACTGCATAAAAAAGAAAATAATCGATTTATGCTCAGTTCGTCTGATGGCAGCAGCTTCTTTGGCAAGCGAGAAGAATTAATTAAAGCATTTGGTAAAGACTTTTTTAGCAGTAAAATTAAAACTACAATCAGTCAAGATGAGAATTGCGATGTATACGGATATCCCACTAGTTGTGATCCGTATAATCCAATGTTTAATGTGCAAAAACGATTGCCGTTGTTTACAAAGAGTCAAGCCAGTAAGAGTTTGTATTGTGCAGGGTACTACATTATTCGATTCAATAAGGGATGGGTAAAAAGTTTTTGTCCTAAACTAATTACTATCGAACGATACGAAAATAAAGGCCCGTTTAAAACAGACTTAGAAATGAAACAGGTGCTATCAAATGCCAAATCCGATTAATACTATCCCAATACAGCAGTTTATACAACAAGTAAAATCTGCCGAACTTAGCCAACAGAAAGAAATTAAATTAGACCTAAAAACAGCTAAAACACTTGCCTACTGTTTATCAGAGCTTAGTGTTAAGTTATTAGAAGATCAAGATATTTTGTTGACTAAACTACAGCAAAGCCAGGGCGGCGATGTAACTGTACGAATGGACGGTGGTGGTTTTTCTAGCAATTAAATGATAAATATATGCGTATATATTAAGGACGCATATATGAGTAGACCAAAGCCCGATGTACTTTTAGAATACACGAATAAAAAGAACTATAAGACTGAGCAAATTCTCAAGTCTGATGCAATCTGGGCGGTCTTTTATCAAGGCGAACCATTTAATTTAAAAAGTTCAAATAGCTTAACTAGTTATCCAGGACCTAAATATAAAAAAGTTAGTTTTTCTAATCCGGGCCACGCTATCAATTTAGCTAAGAAACTTAACTCAATGTTTAACTCTAGCGATTTCGAAGTGGTCAAATTGACTACTGGCGAAATCATCAAATGATCTCTAGAGCTACATATACTAAAATTTTTCTCAATGAGCTAGGTCGTAGTTGCGACGAAGCCAACATTAAATTACATCTACATAAATTATGGCAAAGTAAACGAACCAAAGACGAGGGCGGTCTTAGGTTAAGTTTAGAAGGATTTGAATTTCTTACAGATGAGCTTAAACTCGAAAGTTACGAAGTTCCATTTTCTGAACAAATCGAATTGAGTCCACAAACTATTATTTTCTTTGACCAATTTTTAGATTGTCCGTATTTCTTAACAGGTCAAAGTTTAACCGTATTTGCAGAGAAAAAGGCATTCGAGCTTTACATGTTTTCGGACGATATTCGAAAATATGGACTAGTCAAAGCAATGAACGCTAGAAAGAAAGACAGCCAAACGGACGAAAACTCCTAAAAAACTGTTGACATAGTGACGTATCTATCGTATAATACATACATAGACAGTTAATGTTAAACGCTTTTTTAACCCAGGAGTAAATATGAGCGAAATTGTTTCCCGTACAGTAGGCCCTAAAGCAGCTAAAAAATCTATTCGTCGTGCTTTTAAAGCAAAGCGTCCAATCTTCTTGTGGGGTCCTCCAGGAATTGGTAAGTCGGATATTGTTAAACAATTGGGCGAAGAACTAGAGGCTCATGTTATTGACATTCGCTTGAGTCTTTGGGAACCTACTGATATTAAAGGTATTCCTTACTTTGATGCTAATGCGGGCAAAATGGCTTGGGCTCCGCCAATGGAATTGCCAGACGAGTACATGGCTAGCCAACATAAACAAATTATCCTATTCATGGATGAAATGAACTCTGCAGCTCCTGCTGTTCAAGCGGCAGCTTATCAGTTGGTTTTGAACCGTCGAGTTGGTACTTACAAGTTGCCAGATAACGTGCTGATTGTTGCCGCTGGTAACCGTGAAGCTGACAAGGGTGTTACTTATCGCATGCCTGCTCCGTTGGCAAACCGTTTCGTTCACATGGAAATGCGTGTTGACTGGGATGACTACTTTACTTGGGCTACTGAAAATCGTATCCACAAAGACGTAGTTGGTTTCCTTACTTTCTCTAAGAAAGACCTGTACGACTTTGATCCTAAGTCTGGTTCAAAAGCATTTGCTACTCCGCGTAGCTGGGCATTTGTTTCTGAACTGTTGTTTGACGACGACGAAGACGAAAACACTTTGACAGATTTGGTGTCGGGTGCTGTCGGTGAAGGCCTTGCTATTAAGTTTATGGCACACCGAAAAGTTGCGTCTAAGTTGCCTAACCCTACTGACATCTTGCTTGGCAAGGTTAAGAAAATGGACACTAAAGAAATCAGTGCCATGTACTCTTTAACTGTTAGCCTGTGCTACGAACTCAAAGATGCATGTGACAAAAACGTTAAAAATTGGAATGATCAAGTTAATAACTTCTTCCAGTTTATTATGGACAATTTTGAAACTGAATTAGTTGTTATGGGCACTAAACTTGCATTGACTCAATACCAATTACCGTTGGATCCAGATGAGATCAAATGTTTCGATGACTTCCATGCTAAATTTGGTAAGTACATTGCAGCAGCTACCGAAAAGCGTTAATTTGGTACTGTGCTATTTGACACCGCCTACGGGCGGTGTTATAATATATACATAGAGTAATTATTTAGGAGCAGATTATGTCGCAACATTTAGATCCAGTTATAGACAAAATTATTGTAGCACGAATTGGGTTGCTACTACGCCATCCATTTTTTGGCAATATGGCTACACGCCTTAAAATTGTAGATGCTAGCGATTGGTGTCAAACAGCTGCAACAGATGGCCGTAACTTGTTCTACAGTCGTCCGTTTTTTGAAAAACTCAGCACCAAAGAAGTTGAATTCGTTGTAGCACACGAGATCTTGCATAATGTGTTTGATCACATTGCTCGTACTGAAAATAGAAATCGCGGCATTTGGAATGCGGCTATCGACTACTGTGTGAACGGACAGTTGGTTAGGGATCGTATTGGTGACTCTCCAAAAGATATTAAGATTTTCCATGATCCCAAGCATTACGGAAAAAGTGCCGAACAAGTGTATGACGAGATTTATGAAAAGATGGACGAAGAAAGTCTGTCTGCGTTGGGTCAACTATTAGACGAGCATATCGATTGGGAAGGTGACGGCACTGGGAATAACGGTAGTCAGCCAGGCCAAGGTAATAAGCCGCAATACTCGAAAGATGAATTGCGCAAAATCCGTGATGAAGTACGAGAAGCTACAATTTCAGCTGCGCAAGCTGCAGGTGCCGGCAATACTCCTGCTGAGATTCAACGTATGATTCGTGAGCTGACTGAGCCTAAGATGAACTGGCGTCAGATTCTGCGTCAGCAAATTCAAAGTACTATTCGTAACGACTATACGTTTAGTCGTCCTAGCCGTAAAGGTTGGCATACTGGTGCAATCTTGCCAGGTATGAACTTTGACGAAACTATTGATATCTCCATTGCCATTGATATGTCTGGATCCATTAGTGATGCACAAGCCAAAGACTTCTTGACAGAGATCAAAGGCATTATGGACGAGTACAAAGACTACAATATCAAAGTGTGGTGTTTTGATACTAAGGTTTATAACGAACAAGACTTTGATGGCTACGGTGGTAATGATATTACCGAGTATCAGCCTATGGGCGGTGGTGGCACCGACTTTATGGCTAATTGGGAATACATGAAGAATCACGATATTAACCCTAAAAAGTTTATCATGTTTACAGACGGTTATCCTTGGGATTCGTGGGGTGATGAACACTACTGTGACACAGTGTTTATTATTCATGGTACTACTAGTATTGTTCCGCCATGGGGTGCTCACGCATACTACGATGAAGAAGTTCAGTAATGGCGTTAAAAAACGGTAAAGTTAATCCGATTAATGCGCTGGAATTGAGGAAGGTCTCTTTTCCAGCGCATCACTTTTACTATACAATTATTCCTAAATATAATCCAGTAATGCTTACGCATATAGATCAATGGATTTATCACAATCTTAACAGTAGATACTATATAGGTCAGTATTTAGATCTAATAGATAACAGTCTAGTATTCACTACTAGAATCGGATTTGAGCAAGAAAAAGAACTTAGCTTTTTCAGATTAGCTTGTCCACTTTTAGCCTAGTCGATAAATTATAAGCATATATAATAATGAGAAGGAGTTCATATGACTGAAGAAACTAATAAAACAGAAGTATCTCAAACAGCATCAACTGATGCAAATCAGTTGACCTTAAATGATCTAGCAGCCATGAAAAGCATCATTGATGTTGCTAGCTCACGTGGAGCATTTAAACCGGCCGAAATGACAATCGTTGGCCAAACATATAGTAAATTAATGGCATTTTTAGAAGGTGCCAAACCTCAAGGAGAAAAATAAATGAGTGATCAAGAATTAGAACAACCAGCAGTTGAGACCGCACAGCCCGAAGTAACACCAGCGCCCGCACCCGATCTCAATCTTAACGATCTATTAGCAATGCGTAATCTTATTGATGTTGTGACAACTCGAGGTGCGTTTAAGGCCAATGAGTTATCCAGCGTCGGTGTATTATTTGATAAGCTAAATGCATTTTTAGAAGCAGCACAGAAGCAAGCAGCACCAGCAGCACCTGCACAAGGGGAATAACATGCAAGATCTAAAACACGTAGGCAGAGTTAAGGCAACAGGACGTAAATGTCTAGTAGCCTATAGAACATTGCCAGGAGATGCGTATAATTGTTTAATTATACCGACAGAAAATTTAAGTGATGTTAATCACGATTCATTAATACAATTAGTGGAAAATGCATCAGCACAAGAATCTTTTGAATTTGCCGAAGTATTAGCAAGAGCAAAATTTTCCGACGGTAGCACTATGTTGCCAGCGTTACATGCACAGGGTAGATTAATTAAAGCACCGACCGATGCGATTGAAATGACTCCTAATTTTCAAACTCGTATTAGTTTAGACGAACTCAATCAACTTATTGCAGAACAGCGTAATTGTTCAGTCGACGAACTTGCTGTAAAAGAGCCAGTTAGAGATAATGTGGAAGTTGTAGAAGTTGCTAAAATTAAAGATTTGAGTCCACAAGCTAAAACTACATCTGGTAGTATCAACGAAGATCTACAACCAGTTGTAGAAAATCTAAGTCCAGAAGATCAAGCTAAACGATTCCGAAGCGAAGCTGATCGATTGAGCAAGCAAGCTGCAGATTTCAGACGTCAAGCAGAAACACTGTCGCCTATTAAGAAAGTAAAGTGACAAATGGGAAGCCGCTTCCCAAAGACGTAATTGACCGCTGGCCCGAGGTGTTCGGAGAGATAACACTCAATGTAGTACCCCTACGTTATCTTCATGCGGTCAAAATTACTTTCAAAAATAGCAAAATTTGGGAACTTGAATTAGAAAAAAATTCAAAGTTAGATTGGGATAACTTTGAGAAACAGATAAAAGATGTATTGTCTCAATACGAAGAAAATATCGAAAATATCGATTTTAAGTTAGACACTGATCGAATAAAAAAAGACATAACAAAACACACTAACAAATTTCTAACTAATAAGAAACTAAAATGAACGTTAAACTAGTATCCTACAGTAAGCCAACTAATGAATTTGAAAATCAAGGCATTGAAAACGCACTAGACTTAGTGGCATACTGCGCAAGAGTAAGCAATCCTGCTAATCAATTCAATACAGAAACAAGTGAAAAATTAATCAAGTACTTGGTCAAGCACCAACACTGGAGCCCTCTTGAAATGGTTTCAGCCTGTATGGAAATTACCACAACTAGAGACATTGCCCGACAAATCTTGCGACATAGGAGTTTCAGCTTTCAAGAGTTTAGCCAACGTTACGCTGACCCAACAGCAGAACTTGACGAAGCGTTTGTGTTGCGTGAAGCTCGTTTTCAAGATACAAAGAATCGTCAGAATAGTGTAGAACTTGATATGAACGACGAAGCACAAAAGCTTCTTGCCTTTGAGTGGGAACGAGCCCAGAAGCGTGTGTTATTCTCAGTTAAGCAAGAATACTCGTGGGCTATCAAGAATGGAATTGCGAAAGAGCAAGCCCGAGCTGTATTACCTGAAGGACTTACTGTTAGTCGCATGTATATGAATGGTACTATCCGTAGTTGGATTCATTACATTAGCCTGCGTAAGGAAAACGGAACACAGAAAGAGCACATGGAAATTGCTCAAGCATGTGCTAAGATCATTTCTGAAGTATTTCCTTTAGAAATTAAGGAATAATGGTCGGGGTGACTGGATTTAAACCAGCGACCTCTCGTTCCCGTAACGAGTGCGCTATCAGGCTGCGCTACACCCCTGCCCGTCCCGGGAATTGCTTCTCCTGCAGACGGTAATATATTTATAAGGAATTACAATGCAAATTGAATTTTTTGGTCACAGTATTGCTGGGAGAAAGCACGTTGGAAAAACTGACACGTTTGCAAATATCATTTTGCAAAAATATCAAGCAACTAATATACATGTCGGAGTTGCTGAATGTTCAGAAGAAAGAATTCTATACGATCTAAAAAAAGCTCCTGTACCAGTTGATGTTGCTATTATATTTCATAGCAATCCGTCATTTTATTTTGTACCTACACTTAGTAGAGACTATCACAAGATGCCCGATCATCATATCGACGATGCTATTGAATATAATCAACCGATGTTTATTCCCGAAATTGCAGAAGATCGTATGCCCGATAGAACTAAAACATACGGAAATGTCGATACGAAAGATTTTATCAGTGCTATTAGACACTATCAAAAATATTACCATAACACTGAATTAGCTAGAAATAGATATTACGGAGCATTAATTCAGATAGATCAGTATTTGGCTTTTAAGAAAATTCCAGTAATACATTGTGTAAGCAAAAAGGAATGGATTCCAAATTGGTTTAAATTTTCCACTGGGATTGTCGACTACGAGATTGCTCCTATGCAATTTAGAGACAGTCCGTGGGCATGTCACTATACGCAATCAGATAATGCAATTACCTATGAAGGTAATTTAATAATTGCAGATAAGTTATCAGGCTATATTGACCAACTCGTTGACAGCTCTAACATCTAAGCCAATACGAGTAGCATACCATATCGGCACGTTAAAGTTACTATTGAATCCTGTTATGTCTCTTTTACTAGGCATATCATCTGTAACTTTAAACAAACTTCCTGCCCACTTAGTAACTGCTACAATATTACCAAATACCCAATTAGGTTCGTAGCGTTCGGCAGTAGTCGAAAACACTATTAAATCTTTGTTATACACACTTTGATAAGATTTTAAATTTTCTAATCCAGAGGTATTATAATCTCCCCATGTTATTAACACATTAATAAACGGTTTATTTTTACTCCAATATTCAGGTGTAGCCAATACTAGATCCTCTAATGCAAACGCGGCCTTACTAAAACTACCATATTTATATAGGTTACCTTCAATATTAGATGGAGGCAATTTTAATAATTCTATGTTAAGTATGTTCTGTGCTGTATTAAAAAATTTACTAGACTCTGTATTATTATCTATGTCTATTGCTAGTAGTTTCATAAATTTTTGGTCCTAATTTTATAATCTCTTAAATCGATACCTAAAGACTTACACATTGTTATTTGATCTGTTATTTCTAGATTGTTCCATTCTGTGTAATCTTCAAATTGTGTTCCGGAGTAGGATAAATTATTGCCATCCCACACTGGTAAGTTCTCGAATATTTGATTAATGTTGCTGTTGGGTCTGATTATTCTAGCAGCAAAAACGTGTTGTTCTATTCCTGCATAACGTCTTATCATATGTGTGTTAGTTAATTTGCTTAATATAGCGTGTGGGCATGTTCCACCTCTTAGATGAATAGTGTCTAACAAATCGTGTGACGGAGTAAAATCTAAATACATATGACCGTATATATCACTGCTTAACATCCCTCCTATAGGAGCCATATCGTTTGCAGAAGGACCACCAATTTCGTACTCGTCGTAAAAATCTCCCGATAATTGCAGGGCAAGATCTTCAGCTTTATAAGAAAGCATTTCATTATATAATCTAACCGATTTATTATTTGTATAATAAACTACATCCGGTCTAATAAAAAGAACCCTTTTATATTTTATATTGTTCTTATACTCGTGCTTTCTTTTATCTAAAGAACTAAGTTGTCTTAGATACGCTGGACCGATTGATGATTCAGGTACTCTAGCATAGCTAGTATTATTCTGTGTTACTAGTAGATTATCAGCAGGATCAACCCATCTAAAAGAAACAATATTTTGATTTTTACATTTTAAATAATTAGTAATATCATCCTGTGTGCTAGTTGTTGTGTCCCATAACGAGATAAACCAATCTTTATCATTGCCACACAACGTATTGATAGTGTCAATTATAGAATCTTTACAAAGATTCCATGTTCTTAAGTACCCGTATAATACAATAGCTGTTTTCATTTTTTATAATTATTGATAAAATAAGTTAAATCTTCAGGAGTTCCTAATCCCCACATTTTATCAATTTTTTTAATTTTAATTTTTTTATTATCTATAATTGCTTCATTAAATACAGGACATACATAAAACTCATTGTTGACTCTAATATTTTTATCAATCATTTGCTCTGCATATTTAACGTAATCTTTTCCGTGTTTCCAGTAATATACACCAACTGTGGCATTATCACTGATAACTTTCTTTTCTGCAACGTCTGAAACAAATCCGCTGGCATTTAATTTTACATATGACCATTTTGGATGATGTGAGTTAAATGTTAATATGCCTGCATCAATTTCATCTGCACTAAATGAGTACATACATTCATTACTATTCCATTCAATAAATTGATCGCTATTAGCAATAACCAAAGGATTATTATTATTAATAAGTTCTTTAGCTAAAAGTGTGCTACATGCAGCACCTTGCGTAACTCCGTCTGTTTGTACAATGTCACATCCGGGTGCGATTAAATTAAGAAGGTATTTTAAATTGTATTGTTCATAATGTTCTTTTTGAACTAAGAATATAAAATGTGCGTCAATGTTTAAGTTGTCAACTACTACTTCAATCATCGGTTTGCCATTGACTTCAATTAACGGTTTTGGAAATGTATAGCCTTGCTGAGAGAATCTAGTACCAGCGCCGGCCATAGGGATTAATACATTTAGTTTTTTATCTTTCCATGGCACCCGAGCTATATTATTTTGTGTTAAAATTTCAACTGCATCATTAATTTTTTGCACTGTTAAATCTTCTGTATCGTTAATTGGAATAAGATGTGCTCCAGAATCGATTGCTGCTTTTCTAC